AGCTACGTTGGATGCAGATGAATTATAAATTAATGCACCGTTAGCTGTAAAAGAAGCTGATGAATAACTTACATCTGAAAAATCACAAATTGCAGTTGTGCTTGATGCAACTGGAGTTACGCTTGTTAGCGTAGCACCGCCTGAAGTATAAGCAGTTCCAGATGTGTTTGTAATTTCTTCTGAAGTTGAGAACGCTGTAGTTGATGCACCTAATGTTGCATCACTATCGTATAAGGCAATTTTAAAAGTATTACCTGTTGTTGCTGTAAAATTGTGAACTCCTTTTAAAAGTTCTACTTTGAAACTTGTACAAATTGCCGATGTTATTGCCATATTTTATCTCCTAAGGGTTTGATGAGTTAATTGGTAGTCTAACCGTACCGTCGGTATAGTCATCTCTTCTTCGTCTCCCAACTTGCTCATTAGCAAACTTCTGTATCTCTTGTGTATACTTTTGCTCGTATAATGTCAACATATCTGCTGGGCCTTTTAAGAAGCCATAAGTCTCTGCCAAACAGCAATATAATAGGCCATTTGGGAAGTTTAAACTAATATAGTTTGTAGTATTATCTGAAGCTAAAGTAGCTGGCATTTTATTATAATGCACTCTAAATTTGTACGTGCTGTCTGGTGTAGGAGATAAAAATATACGTCCAGAATTAGTATCACCGTCTCCAGTAGCTGCACCGAACATAGCGTAGTATTTTGGTTTAGCTCTTTTTGATGATTCTGTTGATGGAGAATATTCTTGTAGATAAGTAACATCTTTCTTTTCCAACCAACTATTTGCTCCTGTCGTAGCACTTGTAGAATCGTACACTTGAATACCTCTAATAAACAAGGCTCCTCCTGGAGCATTTATTGTTTCTTGTCCTGTAACTAAATTACCTGTTTGTTGTTTTCTGTCCGCATCAATAGGAACATCTCTCATTATTCTATATTGAGCATTCAAAATAATATTTTCCAATTGATCTGTAGATAAAACATTTGAATCTACTTCTGTGTAATTTCTAATTTGTGTAACTAAAGTGGTATAACTAATTCCTGCCATTATGCTTCAATCGTGACCGGTCCTGCAGATGCAAGGCCACCTCCTCCTGTTCCCGAAAACAAGGCATTTGTGCCTGCCCCGAATGTATAATTATTATCATCTGTTTTAGTAATTGTAAATCCTGATGAATTTGTAATTGTTGTTGCCGCTATGCCACCAACAGACTCAACGGTTCTAAATCTAACAGTATCTCCGTTTGATCTTCCATGATCAGGTTCATTAACAGATATTGTTGCAGAGCCATTTGTTGCAGTAAAAGCATTTAAAGGTAAAAGTCTGGGGACTGCTGTTTCAGTTCTAGCCGGTCTTACATTACGCAAAGATATTGAATCACCATTCATGGGTTTTGGTTCTAATTGTGGTTGTTTAGGTTCAAATTCAGATACATGAACAAAGGAACCATTCCATTCTCTCACCATTTCTTTATATGGAAATTCCATACCAGATCTGTCTGATATTGCTTTTGCGTATTTACCTGTTGCAAATTTAGCCATTATGATCCTGGGTAGTATGCTTTAGGCGTAATATATGTGCTTGAAGCTGACCCATCCTCTGCTAATGCTCTAGCTAATTCATCTTCATATATTAATTTCATAGCTTGAATTAACTCTGGTTTGTATTTTTGTGATAAATAGTATGAAAGTCCAGATACCATACAAGGTACAAATCTAAAGGGTAGATCTGTTGCATTTGTATAATCACCTACATCTTGTATTCTTTTAATATAATAAATATGCATATCTTTTGATGCATTTGTAGAATCTGGTGTCGGATAAACATGTATTCTAACTTTATCTATAAATCTCTCTACCCAATATTGATTAGGTGTTCCTTTTGATAATTTATTAGAAAAGGCTGCGTAAGTAGATCTATCTACTTTTGTCATTGGTGAATCTGCTTGTGTAGTTTGAGTTCTATTAGATCTTAGTTGTGCTTCCAAAACATCAGATATTCCATATACACCGCTCGGTGTAGAGGTTGCACTTGTGCCATCGTCAGATGATCTAAAAAAATCATAATCTGATTGTCCTTCAATTAAATCAATATTAAGATCAGCTATTTCCCAATAGTGAATACCTCTGTTTCCCCATTCTTGAAATAAAATATTAAGAGATCTTCTTGCTGATTTTAATTGATAACCGGCTACGTTTTGTAATCCAATACGTTCAAAAGACTCTTCTACTATTTCATCAATAGCAAAAGTTTTGTCAAACGTGGCTGTCCCCGAAGTGGTATTAGCCATTTACTACGCTCCTGTGATTGTCATGGTAACACTTCCGTCTGTTCCAGATGATTGTGTTAAAGTTGCACAAACTCCGTTTTCAAACAAAATACCAGAACCGGGAATCATAATATCTAAACCTTCTGTTTCAAATTTATAAGTAGCTTTTAAATTACCAGATGCTGCAGCTCCTGTTGTTGCTGCGTCATGTAATAATAAAACCGAACCGGCCTCACCTCTTCCTTGAATTGATGTAACTCTTGTTCTAGCTGCTCTTAAAACAGATATAGCTCCAGTAGTTTTATTAAGTGTTGTTTGATCTGAATCCATATTTTATCTCCTATTAAAGTGTGGGTCCGAAGACCCACACTAATTACTTATTAACTTACTGCCGCGCTAAACGGAGTTGCTGGTGTTCCAGTACATCCTGAAACTACCTCAACTTTCCATTTGCCGGAAGCAAGAACTTCACAAACAATTTTTGAAAAAGTAACTCCACCTGTAGTAGTACCGTTTAAAGTAATAGTATCAGATGTTGAAGCTGTTTCAAATCCAACAACGTTATCAGAAGTGTCATCAATAAATAATGCACCACCGATCATAACGTCAGTTGCATTAGCAACTTGTACAACTAAATCTCCAGTCTTCGTAATTGAATTGAAGATTTCAAATTTTGCACCGACATTACTTAAGTTGTTTAGGTCTGCTCCTGGTCCTGCAATTGCAGAATCAGAATTAGCATTAGTAGCTGGTAACGTATAAGTTACTGCTCCTGCCGCATCGTTGTGTACAATTCTTCCAGCATGTGTGTCCACTGTAAGTGACACGCTAGAATCTGCGTCTACAACGTTACCTGGTCCTGTGTTGAAAAATCCTGCTTTGGATACAACTGGACCTTGGAATGTAGTTTTTGCCATATTATCCTCCTAGTTATAAACGAACACAGTCTCTAGGCCGTCGACTATACGCGTCTGTGTTCTTTTAATTGTATAGTGAGTATTTTATATAGCAGATTATAATAGAGTGCAAGAGATTGCGTAGTGAAAGTACGTTTTCAGCGATGTAGCTTTTTACTAAGTGGCTACTGAAACTTCGGGTGCTGCGTCTTCGATTCTATTGGTAAGATTAGCTATTTTAGCTTCTTCTATTTTAATAGCATTGACAACTTCTCTAATTTTGTTGTCGATTCTTACCATATCCAAAGTATACCTTTGGTTATCACGCTGATGCAGTGCCCATTCTGTCTCTAGACCCCTCTTCTTCTTGTAAAGGTCTCTGACTTGTATTTGCATCTATGGTTTCCTCATAAGTTAGCCATAATTTAGACGAATCAATAAATCCATCTTTTTCCCAAACTATATCATTTTCTCCTAGTTTGTCAATGAGTGCATTTTCAAACGCTTTGTCCTCGTCCTCTGACATAACGTTGAAATCAGCATAGTATCCATATGCTCTAATCTGTACTCTAAATGTTTTCATGATTATCTTTCTCTACCATAAAAAAAGGGGGCCTTCAACAGCCCCCTTCTTAATTAGTTATTACGCACCTGGTGACGCGAAAATACCTCTAGGGTCTGATACTCCAAAAGAATATCTTTCTCTAGCTTTGTATCTTACGTTGCCAGTGTCGAAATCACCTTCCATTGCAGTGTTCAATGGAGCTCTTGTGAACATTTTCATGCCATTTGGCACGTCTGTCAAGATATAGAACGCGTCTGTGTCTGTTAGGTAGTTGTTCACTCTATAACCTTGAGGAACCATACCCATAGATACGATTGCGTTGATATCATTGTCAGCTGTTCCAGTTCTGCCTTGAGATTTCATCAATCTCTCTGCTGTAAACTGAAGCTCAGAAGGAATGATCATTTTCACTCCTCTTGCTGCAACCCTTAGACCTCTTTCGTCTGTCATTTTAGCGATGTCAATCATTGACTGCTCTAATGATGTTTCGTTAAGGTCTGCCGCTGTAGATAGAGTATTTTTGAAAGTACCCGCTACAGTTGGGTGAGAGTCACTAAATAGTACAACACCATCACCTGATTTAAATGTGCCGAAGCCATTTATTAAAGGTTCTACTGCTTTTACTTGTTTAGCGTTACTCATCGATCTAGCCAATGCTTTCGTATATCTAGCAGCAAGTCTATCGTAGAGATTATCTTCGATAGCTTCTTCTGTGATTGCGAATGCAAGAGCTACTGTTTCGTGAGTATATCTCGCTGTGAAAGTTTCTTGTGCTTCGTCAAAAGAGACTCCGCTACCTTCTGCTTTCACTTGTGCGTTTGCGAAACCAGATAACATTACTTCTTCTTCAAAAGCTCTGTCACTGTTTTCATTTGTATAAATCTCAGCATGCTGATTTTCATACCTTTTATATTCCAGCCCAAATAGTGCATTTAGGCCCGGCTCTAGTTCTTTAACTAGTTGCGATCTTGATATTGCCATAGTCTATATACTCCTATTAATTGTGGCCGTTGAACGAATTTAGGTTCGATACAACAACTACAGATGCAAAAGCTGCAGTAGCATCCTCATTTTCAGGATCCTCCGCAGATCTTAATAATCTGAATTGTTTACCGTTCGCTGAAGTTGTTCCAATGTCTAATGTAGACGATGATTTACCAGTGATATCACTACCAGCTGATGTGTTCATGTCATACGTTGCTAACATTGTAGTTACTCCAGTCGCGTCATCCGCTCCGACTACGTATTGCTGGAAAGGGTCGTCTATTACAAAGGCTGTTGTGTCTTCACTGTTCGCTGGTGTAATAGTTGCTTTGTAGAAGTTCGAAAACGTCGGCTTCAAAGTTGTTGCCGCGTTAAAGAATATTCCGTTCAAAACACCTACAATGTCTGCAGCAGAACCGTTTCCGCCTACTACATAACCGCTTGAGATCTTGACAGTTTCACCATTGTATATAGTTGTGCTGTGGCCAGCATCGATTTTGTATTTTCCTTGACCTTGGATAGATGGTCCACCACCTAATCTTCCAGCTGGGATAAGTCCAAAACCTTGTGTGTTTCTGTTTGCCATAGTTTTCTCCTATTCCAATAATGGTTAACGTTAAATCGATGATAGGGATTAACCCGAGAATTCCTAATTAGGATTTCTTTGTACCACCGAAGGTTACACGAGACTGTCTATCAATATTGATAGGCATCCTCTGATCCTGCTCCTTCATGAGATCGTTGTCTACTGCTTCGCTTCTGTCTTTATGACGATTAGTCATATAGTCTTGTCTCTGCTTCGCAATCTCAACCGGTACCTTTGCAAGTAAAAGGCCACCAACTCCGATAACTCCCTTGTATTTCCCGTCTTCGAGAACTGGATAGTCACCTGCATTTTCGACTTCTTCGGCACGAACTAACTCATAACCTTCTCTTAATCGTCCGGTTACGTTTTTCGTATCTTGGAAACCGACTACCTCGGCTCTTATCCATCTGTACCTGAATCCATCAGGTGCAGGGGGTGCATCTAAAGATGACGGTGGAACCCAAACCTTTGGTCTTTCAGATGTAGACCTAGATTGGTTCGCACGAGAAGTTTTGTTTTCTTTTTCCATACGCTATACCTCCTTCGTGATTTTTAATTGTTTTGCGTACTCTTCGAGTGGCACACCTAATTTTTTAGCTATTGCTACCTGTGACGATGTGAGTTTCACAGTTCTTGTGCTTGGCCTGACTACTCGTCTAGCCGAAGCTACAGTTTGCGTCGGTCTAGCCGACGGATTACTGTCCTTTATATCAAATTTATTAGGGAACTCAAGTCTTATTCTTTTATCAACTTCCTCATAATATTCATCTGATTTTGGGTCATACCCTTCCTTTTCAACTAGATCTTTATGAATCTCAAAAGCTGTAAAAGTCATTG